ATTTACTTGGGTGATACATTACAAATCCGATAAGCAATCCCCCGAGGAAACAACATCATGATCAGTGGCACGATGAGATTCGCCGTAGGCTGCGTAGTTGCTGCTGGTGGCCTCTTGGTGACTTACAAAGCAGGTATGGACCTGTACGAGAAGCATCAGCAGAACAAAGAGATCCGCGCCTACAAAGAGGCGCTCAGAATCCACAACAGCTATTACGAGGAAGAATACAAACTACCATTAGCAGACTACATGGAACGGCTGGCTGTACCGTTTCGGTACGTCCATCGCTTTCCGTACGTTAAATGCACAAAGCCCGAGAAGTACGAAATCCTGATGTGTCCTTTCGGGGTACTCATCAATCATGACGTAGCGCTGATGCTAGCGTGCGCTATGGCGCGTAAGCAGTTCCAGTACGACTACCCTAAGGTTCTTGGCGGGGGTCCTCTGGTGTGGTCTGTAGCGCAGACGCGTTATGTCACGCAAGACAATCTGGAAAGCGGAATGAGAGACCTGTTCCACGCCGAGTATACGGCTGAGCAGTATCTCGAACAATGCTTGCACTTCCGCAAGCAGATGAAAGAACACAAGGGAGAACCAATCGTTCTCTTCGTCCAGAAACAATCCAAAATCATTCGCCACTTACTCAATGATGATTCATTCGAACCCGGCGAAGACATGCTCTAAAGGAGAGTAGCAATGCCTGAAGTTAAAGCAACACTCAGTCCAGAAGTGGAACGTTTCCACAATAACCTCGAGTTCACCCTCGAATGCATCACCACTCCTGAAACAGTAAAGAAGATCCTCGACGATCTGGCTGCGAAGGGCTACCATCTGGAACTGTGGCAGAAGATGGCGCATCCTCCCAGGCTTCCCGGTAACTTTGACTTCAACGAAACCTACGAACCTGAGCGAGGCGCTCCGGATGCAGACGAAGGCATCTACGCTAACCTGGGTTATTACATCGCACGATACACCGGTCTGAGCGTCCGTGCTGATCAGGTGGCATACCTGATGGGTCAGATGCGTGAAGAGCTTCAGTACGAGTTCTTCTACCGTCCAGTAACCGCCTAACGGCATACAGAGCGTGGGGCAACCCACGCTCTGCTTACTTCTTTTTTTTTGTCTGATTACGCCGCTTTGACGTACTTCGACTGTGCGCCTTTGGCCATCTTGTTGTTGACCTTGTGCAGACACTCTTGACGCAGGATGATACCGTCGTTGTTCACGTCCAGACCTTTGTTAGGAACGAACTGAGCATCGCCGGTTTTCCACATGACGTACGAGTCTGGCTTACCAACAGCTACTGGCCAGATGATCGCCATGTACAGATCGCCGAGATTAGAAATCTTCTTGGCGTACGGCTTGAAGTGCAGGTAGACGTATTCCAACTGCTCGACCTGAGACATCTTCGCCAAAGCTTCGACGGTAGTGCCCAGACCGATAGCAGTAGCCTTCATGAACTGGATGAGACCAGTCGCCGAAGATACAGGACTACGGGTACTGGCCTTGAACTCCTCACCGGTTTCCCACGCCATGCAAGACATGAAGTCCTGAATCATGACAGGCGGGAGGTTGAGACGTTTGATGATCTCAGCCAGCTTGGTGAGTTCGGCTTGAGTGAACTTCGTACCCCAGAGGATCTTGTTCACACCGAATGGACGCGAGGCATCGACGGTACTTGCCTTCAGTGCGTCAAGCGCACCTTGAGACCTGTTACCCCAGATACCATCAGCGATTCCACATGGGAACCCAGCGGCATTCAGATAGCCCTGGGTCTCCATGATTACTTCTTTCAGAGTTTGTGCCACGAGGCTTCTCCTTAAATGGTTTTGAGATGAGACAATGCAACTTGCACTGCGTCAAACTCACCAGTCGGAAGGATGACAAGGTCAACATGCTGTTGGACCGTATCGCGGGTGTAATCGATACCGAGGTTCTGAGACGTGAGGCTCAGAGGCTGGCCAGCGACTGCGTTGAACGCCATGGTCAATTCCACAGCGTCCAATCCAGCCCACTTGGCCATGGTTTCGACGAACACCTTGCTTTGAGCCAAGATGTTTGCTTTCTCAACAGTACCGAGCATCTCAGCCCCTGCTTCCGCGTAATGCGTGTAGTAGGAGTTAACTGCCCAGTATTCTGCCATGATCGGCGTCGCTACAAGTCCGCGGGTAAACGTGTCGAACCACTTAGTACCGTTGGGAGCATCCAGAAGCGTCCCAGCTGCGTACTGCGCGGCGGTTTCTGGCTTACTCGAGTAAGTCATCACCTGATACTCCAACACGCCTACAGAAGCTCTAGGGCCGTTACAGACCCAGCGTGCTGCGTGGATGCGAGCGTATTGAGCCAGCCCAGGCGCTCGGTACAGAAACAGCCCACGATCCAGCCCGGCGTACGGGTTAGTCGATTGGACATTGGTAGGAAGTTCTGGTACTGGCTGTGTCATCTAATCGTTTCCTTAAAGGATCATTATAGAGGGTTCCACGACGATGGAAGCTTGACGAGGTTGTCGTAGTCGCCGAGTGTGGCAGGAATTGCAGAACCAATCGGGCTATGGCTGACGCGGAATGTGTCAATCCGCAGACAGTTAGCAAACGACATCGAAACGATACCAGCAGGACCAGTGGTGATCCTGCCGATGTACATTACCGATACCGATTCAGGTGGAGAGTCAGCCCGACACTGATAAGTAACGATACCGAACGTCGAACGAACGTAAACGTAAAACGTCTTGTTCGCTGGCGCTGGATCGATAGCCAGTAGGTTGATTGACGTCGGTTGAAGAACGTAGGGTGTTCCGGACAAGATCGTGTTCATCACACGGTTGCACGATGCCACCCATCCGTTAAACGTCCACGACGCATTCACCTGCGGATCAGTCAACTCATCCACCCAACCGTAACTGGAGACAGGGACGATCGAGATCGGAACCTTCTGCCCCAATTTGTTGTTGATGGTGTTAGCTGTATACGAGCCGATGGTATCCATAGACTCGTTGTGCGGATTGTTTCTTAACGCCTTGTGTGCCGCCAGCGCATCGCGCGCCGGCTTCAACAGACCTAACCAATCAAACGTACCGATCAGATCAGCGTCATCCGCTTCAAGAGCCAATGCGCGCTTACGAGCGAGCAGACGTTTAATCTGCTCATCGTAGTGTCTGAAGTACTTACTGACCAGGAGATACCCGGCCGTAATAGGACCTGCCATGGTGACCTCCTTTAAGTCGTCCAACCACTGTTGATGTTGGAAGGCGCAGCCTGAGTACCAGTAGATGCAGGGATAGCCAGACCACGAGGAACTTGAGTTACAGCAGCCTGACCTAGTCGAACAATCTGAACCATCGCCGGCGTATAAACACCACCAGCATAGTTCACAGCGCCGAAGATGATCTTGTTCAAGCTCTCAGTCACGTTGGTTGTAACTGCAACCGAAGCTACGCGGTTAGGCGCAAGTCCAGTGACGTTAACCACCACGTACTGCCTGGCGGCTGTACTCAAGGTGAGGTTAGCAGCCGCTACGTTGACCTTACGACCTTGGAAGATCATGGTAAAGGCAGGGACGTTCAACATCCCTGCGCCTACCGTTACTGCTACCAAAGGAACCTTACTTACAGGTACTGCATCCTTTGGATAGTAGTTGACCTTCTGAAGATCGAACTGAGTCTTCGACATGCCGCCCAACAGAGCGAGAGTATCGCCGTGGGCGTTGACCGTGTCTTCGTGAGTCTTGACTTCCCCACGGATGATGGCAACAAGATCCGCAAGCGAATACCCATTGATACGATCCGAGTTGTACGCACGAACGGCGAACTGAGCGGCTCGGTCGATGAGGCGCTTTACTTCCTCCTTCCACAACCCGAACTTGGTCTCTAAGTTCTGCCGGATCTCTTCTTCCGTCATGTTTATCTCCAGTTCAGGCGGCCAGGTGTGTTAGGCGTACCGGACGTGAGTGGGATACCAGAACCTTGCGATGCACGAGCAAGAACCATTCCACCGATAGCCACCCGCTTCGCAGTGATAACTGCGTTGAGACCAGCGTTCGTAGTGGTGAAGTAACCTAGGTACAGAGAAGCCTCGGCAACCGGAGTCGCTGTAGAGCCATCAACGATCTTGTACGACAACACACCAGCGATCTTCACGATCCAGACGTGATACGTCTTGTTGATGTCCACCCCAGGCGTTAGCTCGTAGGTAGTCTGTCCAATCGACTGATAGACGCCATCCAACATAGCCGGCGCATCATCAGAGAAGTAAACAGTCCACGCACTCACCGTTTTCTGGGATACGATCACGATTGAGTTGTTGATGTTCGCAATCTGTGCATCGTAATACTGGTTGAGTCCCTGAGACGGCGGCGCGGATGTAGCCACCAATGTCCCAATCATCTTCGTACCGCAGTCAATCTGACCACGAATAAATTCGGATGATTTCGTGAAGTACAATCCACGGTTAGGGAAGTTCAAGAATCCGCAAGGTGCGACATGAACGTAGTTCCAGAAGGGATCACCGATGAACGACCAAACACCACCAGTCCATGTGGCGAGAATCATCAGCTGCTCACGGTCACCTGAAACCAGGTTAACTACCGGTGGCGTCAGGCCGAGTGTATAGCCGTTACTGGTTGGACGAATTACAGTTTGACCAGCCTCAGCCCAATAATCCAAGGAAATGGAATTACTAGCCCCGTAGACACTATTCACTTGCGCAAATGTACCCGTCTGAAGACTGGCGGCGGTAACGTTTTGACGACTACCTGCGATGTCCACGCTATAAAGGAACATGCGTGTGACACGATCGCTACCGATATACAGCCCGCTGACGAATGGTGGTAAGCCACCGTATAGCTGAGGTACGATCAACTCGAATAGCAGGTTCTCAGCGGTGTTCGGTCCGTAGTACAGACCGATACCTCGCGCAGCCAGATTGTTGATGATCTGCTGTTTGAGACTGTTCATCACCGCTGGCGATGTTTGCACAGTACCTGAGCTATTCATGTTGGTATCGATGTTGTACGCCCGAACCAACGGCCCATCTCGGCTGGTAAAACGCGCCTGACTAACGAAGAAGCCACCTGGACCCGATTCATTAAGCAACTGGATGGCATTACCTTCAGCAATACCCAGAGTGTTCAACTGATATCGGTTCTTCGTAGGAGAGAATCCGCGATAGGCGTATGCGGCAGTAACTGACGAGTATTGGTAGTCTGGGTTACCTTCCAATACAGATCTAACTCCCCAGCGACCGTATTGGTTAGCTGAATTCCGCGCGTTGTTCACGCAACTGACCACGTAATCGCCGATGTTGGAGTGAGCTGCAAATGACTCAGTCAAACCGCTACCATACCGACCAGTGAGGTTAGTGCCGAGGGTTTTAGGTCCCCAGAGTGTGCGAGCATCAAAGATGGTGAACGGGTCAGCGTTCTGAGGATAATCGATACGGTACAGAGTCCGCGATGTGTAATACGTGGATGTCTGGTGAGTCCACATCTGGTTGAACTTCGTGGTATATATCGATGCTGCCGATTGACCACCCAGCGTAGACAAGAAAATACCAGACGTAGCCAGCGGGGCAGCGGGGCTATCGTTGAACGTGAACACGGCGCCATTGTAGTTGATCACAGCCTTTTGGTTGTAATAACGAGCAACGTCAATAACCTTGTTGTCAGGGATCAGGAAGTTGAAAACGTAGTTCCGACCAATCTCTGAGGTCGCGCCATCCACAGCGTAGAACTGCTGATAGAACTGCTGGAAAACGTTGACACGCCCGTCTTCCCGAACCATTACCTGTCTACCACAACTCGCGTTAACGAGTGAGTGCATCCCAGCTGGGCTACCAGTCATGACGAACGGAGTTTGACCGCTATCGAACAACTGGATGTCATCGCTACCAATAACACCGCCCGATCCACGGTTAATGGTCCAACCAGTCACACGTTCGAATCCACCCAACGTACCTGAGATCAGATTAGCGACAGGGCACCGCCAAACTCGATAACCGATCTTATTTTCAGCGAAGAGATCGATCAGGAAGTAAGCCCAACCGCCTTTGATGTAACCCATAGGCACGCCGAACTGGGCAGGACCGGCGCCGGTATGTTCCATGTAGCCCCGAAGAACTACGTTGAAGAGATAACCTTCAGGAATGAAGAAGCCGGTATGTTTCGTGTGGTCCATCGTGTTATTTGTAAGCGACACGAAGTATCCGTTACGAGCTCCATCAGACTTGTTACACATCACGCCGATGATGAGATCTTGGCTACCATGAAGGATCGCCATTGCTCTCAAGCTGGCTGGGAAATAGGCCGGCTCATATCGGGTGTTGGACATGATGATCTTGGTGAGGTCCGTCTCTGTCTGCGCGTTGCGGATGTAGCCGTAGTAAACCCCTTTGGAGTCACCGTCAGTACCTGTCCGCAACATCATCAGAGTGCCGTTGTCCTCCATCATCATCGCCACGGTACTCCAAGGAGTCAGGTTAGAACCCGACTCAAAGGAACCAGTGATGTTCGGCGGAAGGAATTCACGGTCACCGTAGAAAGACATTGGAACGCCAGAGTCCGCATCCAAGATGAGGTCGAGGCTGGCGTCGAATTCTTCCTTGTTGTAACTGCCAAGACTGTTCGGAACATCCTTGTGGATATTCTGACCTTTCTTGTCGGTGTGTGCAGTTACTTCAGCAAGCAATTGTGCCTGAACTTGGGCAGCTGTTTTGTTTTCCAGCTTGTCGGCGTAATCAGCATGCTGGGTACGATCAGCTGGCCGTGCCAGCGCAGCCATGAGTTCAGTTTTGAATTCCCTGAACCCAGCAGCAACAGCAGCAAGGGCTGTAGTCTTCGACATCGTAGAAACTCCTGGATGCGCTTTGGTTTAAAGTAACGCCAGTTCGCCAGCGGCTGTTTCGAAGCAGAGAGCGAGCTTCATGCAGAAGTCATCGATCGAATCGAACTTCTTGCCGACCTGAGTCAGAAGCAGTTGACGAGATGCCAGATCACCATCGCGGATAGCCGCGGCGATATCAGCATTGGACTCGACAACGTACTTCATGCCATACAGGTCGTAGGCGCTATGCAAGTGCGGTGCAGGAACGAACTGGGAAGGAACCCCGATAAGGTCACCCCACGCCACTGGGCGGTTATCGTTCTGCAACGCTTCGATGGCTTGTTTGAGTGCATACGTAGAGAATGAAAATTCACCACCTACGTACTGGCACGTCAGAAGGATGTTGGTACTGACATCTGGATTAACGATCTGCACTGCCGAGTAGACAGCTTGGCCGGCGGCGTTAGACGCTTCCCGGTAGTAGTGAACCAGGTTGTAGTCATCGACTGCATCCAGCTCACGACCGTTAGCCGCATCCTTGATGATGACGTTACCGCCGAAGAATGGACCGTAGTCAGCAACGAAGATCCGACCTTTCACCGATCCAATCGAGTGCGCCTCATCGATCACTTTGTTATCAGGACTTGTCCCGAAAAGGTCGAGAGGATATTTGAAGATAGTGTTAGCCATTTCAGCATAACCCCGAAAGAAGAGGATTGGAGATTACTAGCCGTCTGAGTACAAAGGATTTGCGACTTACGAAATCCACGCAGGATTAAGTTGAGCCAACAAGTCAGGCGTGCTGGTAGTAACAGGGATTGCAGAACCTACAGGCGTTGCAGAGACACGGTACGTATCGATGCGAGTAACCCGTTGGATAGCGAAGGAAGAGATCCCTGCGGCGCCAGTGACGACCTTACCGATGTACATCCTACCGCTTGTCTCGGCAAATGCATCTGGCGACACCAGATACTTGATTACAGACCCATCGAACCGCAGATAAACGAAGAACGTTTTGTTCGCCGCATTCGGTACGAGTGCGTTGAGGTCGATGTTGATAATCGGAGCTGGTAAATCGTACCCAGCCATCATCGATGGAACTTGAGCCGTGAAGGACAGAACCCATCCAGAAAACGAGATGGGTAGAGCCGATCCAGCGAAATCACCATACCGGCTGATAGGCAGCGATCCACGAGGGATAGCGATACCCAACACTACATTAACCGTTGCGTTATCCACGCCATCAAGACTATCAGCGGTGATTCCGTGCGGGTTATTCCTATCAGCAGCGTGCGTTGTACCAATAGCTTTGCCGGCGTCAATGAGTGTGGTTGCTGTATCCGTTCCGATTAGTTTGGAGTTGTCGGCCAAACCAGCGGTATCCGGCTTCCTACTTAATGCCGCTAAGACTTTTACACGAAGCGCATCAAACGCGTCGTGCATTATCTGAATTAGCTGGGAATTATCTTCAGCCATGAGTTACTCCGATTAACTTAACCAATCGTTACCGATGTGGTCGTTAAAGACCGGCAGGTCAGCAGTGCTAGGAATCGCCCCACCAACAGCATCTTTGGAGATACGGTAATGATCAAGCTTAGTCACTGCGGTCAGGTTAACTGCTGTAAACGTGTTAGCGTTGGTCGTTACAGTACCAATGAAGAAGCGAGTCCACGTTTCAATTAGCGTTGTTTCAGACACCGTGTACTGGGCAACGCCGCCGACAATTTCGACGTACACCTTGTACGTCTTGTTAGCAGGGTCACCGAACAGCGCTACGAAGTCGAGCGATTGCGCAGGGAGGCTGTAATACGTACCCCACATGAGCAAAGGGTTCTCTGTCAGGAAGTTCAGAACGAACTGAACGTAACCAGTCAAGACGATAGTCCCACCGAGATCACCAAACTGAGAGACGGGAAGAATACCTTGAACCAATTTCTCAGCCGCTGTTGCATTCACAGCCGCAGGTGTTGGTGCATCCAGAATAACTGGGGTTAACCCATGTGGATTGTTCGTCAACAGAGCGTGAGCTGAGATAGACGAATCGATTTGAGTTTTCATACTCGACGGAATCACCCCATTGAGCGCGGTACTGTCGTCAGCAGTACCGGCCGTTGGAGCTTTCCGGGTCAAGATGCGAGTGATTTGGTTAGTGAACGATGTCACCTTCGTCTTCAGCTCTTCAATCTTTTCCAGAAGCGTTGACATTTGATCAGCTCCATTCCAAGGTGTCTGGGGATGAAGGCAAGCCGTTACTCACAGGAATCGACGAACCCTTCGCTTCAGTGTTGAGGCGGAAGGTGCCAATGCGAGTGACTTTATCTGTAACGATCGAAGTGATCTTCACGTCGTTCGTAGTGATAGTACCTAGGTACATCGTACCGATACCCTCTGGAGAAGGACCAGCTTCAATCGCGTACGAACAGCTATCACCTGACTGCTTCAGATAAATGTAGAACGTCTTATTCTTCAAGGTTCCTTCCGCAGTAAACAGAAGGGACAAGTCGATGCTTTGCACCGGCATCACGAAGTACTTCCCACCAATCACAACAGGCACAGGTTCAGAGAAGTAAACGATCCATCCTTGCGCCACTTCTTGGGAAGCGAGAACTGTACGCTGCTCAATAGGTGGTACTGTCGCCTTAACCCAAGTATCGAATTCAGCTTCAGTTTTAGCGATTGGTAGGAATACCAATTTAGTCGCATCGTCAGAGATACCTGATTCAGCCAACGTAGACCAGCTATAACCAAACCCTAAGTCAGGTGAAGCGACGAAGTTGCGGGTGTTGGTATAATGGTTGAAGAGAACGTTGTTGAACACGTTAGCGCTGACAAACAACCCGGTTGACTTCTTGTACTTGAACGCAACGCTGGACAGAGCGGCAGAGCCTGGTACGTTTACGTTCCAGACGTTCGATGCACCAATGAGGAAAGCATCAGCCACTTCGTAGATGCAGCAGGCGCCAGCGTTATTCGAGTTAACCGAAGAATATCCGATACTCGCAGCAGTGTTTGTGTACAATATCCCAGGAGCGAGTATCACGCCAATGCTGGCAATTGCAATCACGTTACCTGCACCATCAGTAGACAGGTTAACCTGGGCTACAGTGATACCGTGCTTCTTGTCAGTTGTCATGAAACTACACATGACGAACGGTGGACATGCGGTGGCAGTCGGGATTACCAGATCGACTTTGATCGTATCGACGCTATAGCCAAGACCTGTCAGTTGTGAACTGAGCATGCCTTCGAGCGAGGTCATCAAAGCAGCGCTGATGGCGACCGTAGGACCTACCGCCAACTCTGGACTGATACTAGACGCACCCGTCAGCTTAACGCCGCTGATGAACCGCTTACCAGATACGGTAATGATCCCACCCGATGAGACCTCCTGCACCAAACAAACATAGTTCGATTCAGTCAACCCGTCGTCAGCTACATATTTCCGAACAGTCGACGGTTTATAGCCAGTCATATCTGACAGATATAGCGACGAGTAATTGTAGGTCGGAGATCCTTCCAATTGGGTATATGCTACACCACGTTTCCAATTACCGGCCGCGTCAACACCATCTGACCACAGAAGTAGTTTAGTTGGAGAAACGAGAACAGGGGTTACCAAGTTACCGCCGATTGGCGAACCGTATTGAGCCCGGTTAGTCACAGCAGCAACGATAGTGGTTTCTGCAACCAGACACTTAAGCGCATTGAACTTATTCGTCCAACCAGTGACTTTACCGTAACTAATGCCGACGCCGTCTACGGTGTTCTGATTTGAGATCCGCGCCACGTTACCGGAGTCATCGAACGCGTATTGCGATTGCTGAGCGCCTGGTGAAGACATGGCATCGAGAGTCTGACCATCAAATACCGGACCGCTGTAGATATCAGCTGTAACCGTTGTAGATGTAGCGGTGTTCTGAACGTCGAACCCAGGGTCGAGCTGAGCCACCTTCGTTACTGGATTGTACGTCCAGCTAAACGTCATTGTCTTATACGCCGCGCCAGTCACGACGTAACGAGACTGAGACCAGACCTTAGTGCGAATAGTTCCATCAGGACCCACAGCCGATGCAAGCGCTGGAACACCGTAGTACATCGCGTTGACCGAGCTGAATGTACCGCTATTGAGAACCATCGGCTTGTCAGCAGGGACAGTACTCATGAGTTTATCGCAGAACCGCATCGTACTCCTGTTAGAGTACAGTACGTTTCCGAAACCAGTTGTGGTGATATCGGTCACTGGAGTCACATCCAGTTCGCCACCGTTTGCTGCAACTACGTCAGCCAGAGGAACCGTAGAGACGTCGACTTCCCATGGATTAGCGCCGGAGCTAACGTTCGTTAGTCCGTAGTAGATGACGAGATCCCCAGCGACAAAACACTCACCAGTACCACCACCCATCGCCGCGAACGTGGCTTGAGTTACGATACCGCCCGTATGCTTACTGTCGTCCATGGTGCCGTTGGTCAACGCTAGGAAATAATCACCTGCAACACCATCGGCATCTTGAAGCTGACCGAAAACAACAGTGCTCGAGCACGAGAATACGGTCTGTGCAGTCATCCCAACTGGAAAGAAGGAAGGATGATACCGTTTGTTTGTCTTCGTCGGTTGTTGGTTTGGTTTACTGGTAGCCCCTGCAACGTAAGCGTAGAACACACCGCGTACAGAACCGTTGGTTGCGTTACGCAGATAAACTAGCGTGCCGTCATCTTCGAACATCATCGCAGCGGTTTTTGGGTTGAATGTGGTTGTACCAGATTCGAACGTACCCAAGATACCTGTCGGCAGATAGTTGTTACTACCGAACCGAGAGATGGGGCAGATGCCAGATGGAAGCAGCGGTGCTTGAACAGCAGTCCACTGATCCTTACTGAGGATACCTACCGACGCCGCGCTATCGTTGTGAGCAGCTTTACCGGTCAACCCAACGTGCGAGTCCACTGCACCGCGAATGAACGCGGTGAGTGCCGTTAACGCCATCCCGCCAACCTTGAGAGTATTGTCGGCCAGTACAGCGAACTTACGTTTGTTTTTGACGATATCGGCCGTCAGGCTGTACAGTCGATTCATCGCCGCTTTGTTCTCGGCGATCTTCTCGCTTAAACTCATGGGATGGCATCCTTGGTTAAATGTTGGACAGTTGATCGGCTGCGGTGTTGTAAGAGTCAGTCATCGAAACAACCAAGTTCTCAACGTCATCGGCAGATACACCGAAGCCCAATGCTTCAAGACGTGCGTCGATCTCGTCTGCTGTGTAGAACTCAGACATAAGGATCGGCGGATTCTGCAACCAATCGTTAGTACGTTCACGAATCGCAGATGCGATATCGTAGTTCGACGCGATCAGTTCAGCCATACCGGTCAAGTCATCTGCCGGGTGGTTGTGCTCGGTCGGTGGATAGACTTCTGGTTTATCACTAACTTCATCGAAGGTGACAAAGCGTGGGTCGGCAATCTTGTTCGACATGATCTCGAGGATCTTGTTCTCAGGAAGAGTCCAGTTACCACCAAGGGTCTGGTAGGTCTGAACGAGCTCGCCGGAGAGAGTCAAGTCGAAAAGCAGGATACTGGCGTAGACGCCGCCGAGCTTATTCTGCAACTCGTAACTCGCAGCATTAAAGCGGTGACCAGGCGCCCAGTCCGTCCCACGGATCAGAGTCCGACCAGTAGGAGTATGTTTGAGAACCATGGTGTCACGGAAGAACGGACCAGCCCACGGAAGGATGAAGTGGAACTCCAATTCTTCTTGCGGAGGCTGTAGTGTGCGCTTCTCGTTGATGACCTTGTTCGTTAGAGCAGCGCCCGTTTCATCCAATGGGTAAAGATATTGCGTGACGTCATCGGTAGCCATTTACTGGTCCCCATTAAAATATGAGCCTCAACGGTTTATCGAGGTAATGAACATATGATTTTTTACTTGAGGTGTTTTATATGTATACCTGCGTAAAAGCACTCATTCGCCAACGAGGCGATAATCAGAGATTGACTGAAGCGCAGGTAGGCGATGCGGCAGTTCGTACTCTGATGGCTGAGAACAGTACGGTCTATTTGATCCTGACACATCCGACCATTAATCATCAGGTCGGCTTGGATCTGGATACGATTGAAGATGTCATCTACCGTATTGCTGATGGCATTACTGTGGATCAGTGGCTTCAGTCGAGAGGCGATGAAACGCTGCCAACGTCGGACACCTTGATGAAGGTAGAAGCTGCTTCGTGCGGTTACAATGACCTCTTTGCGGCTGGCTACAAGATCCAACTCCAACACCCAACTGCGGGTGAAGGCACGCAGCTGCCTGATAGCGAACTTACAGACATTCTGGTAACGAAGTCTGACTTCGATTACAAGATGTTGTTTGACTACGGCCTTGCCACGGTCAATGGTCTTCTCCACATCACTGATTACTCGACTCGTGGTTGGAAGATCAAAGAAGGTGGCCGTTCGACTCAGTTTGCCAAGCGTCACGATCTGGGTCTGATCAGCTTCAAGAACGTCGGTAAGTTGACATGTATTCCGATCAAACCTGAGATGGTCCTGCCTTATGGTGGCCTTCCGATGAAGAACGGTTTCATCATCAACACACCTGGCGTTGATCTGACCAACAAAGTCGTCATGCTGTCTGTCGGCGGTTACCTCCACTTTGCCAATGAATGTTACACCGTCATTGGCGATCGTTCGATTAAGTTCGACTGGTGGAAATACCCGCTGGAACACCGCTACTACAATTCCAACAAACTCATCAACATGAAAGCGTTCCTCGATACGATGGTACGCAACGAAGACCATGGCGATGCGCTGGACTTGAATCAAGCGAACAGCGACGCGTCCATCACGGCGTACATGTCTTTACCGCAGTCGTTCATCATCCTGCTGGATGCCAAGAACTTCTACTACGAGCGACATGCTCTAGAACGCACCGGTCTGCCTGGTCGCTACTACAGCTACGAACTGCCGAAGTTCCCAATGCAGCTCGAGAACGGTTTGCTTCCGGCTTACGTGGCAATGCCTGAGTCGGGTATGTATTCTCTCGCAATCTACGAGAACCTGATTCGTAGCTTCCAGCATGACACGAAGAAGCCTGCCGACGACATGTACTTCAACGGCGCTCGGAAATCTTCCAACCTCGGCCATTACGCTTCTGCGTATCTGCTCGAGATGGGGACTGAGTTCTTGGCTAACCCTCCCGTTTAGGAATCTCTATGTTCAGAGAAAACTTAGTAGGGCTCGAAGAACTCATTCGTTTAGGTAAAGGCGCCGTCTTCGTTCCATTCAATGTCGGTGGTCCAACCCAAGGCGAACTTCGAATCATCCTCAGTATCAATGAGACTACCTTACGGCACGTTTCATTGATTCCTAAATGGAAGCTGGAGGGCGGTAAACTCGTCATGGAACGTAGATACTGTGAGATCAATTTGATCAAAAAGAACCTCGAGCACTACAAGTTCATTCTGATCGAAGATTTAGACTCACTATTGAAGGACGTGGCTGACACTAACGCCTGTCTCAACTAGATGTGACATAAGAGCCGGGGCTTCCCCCGGCTCTCTATGCTGTCAAGTTGGTAATGTCATCCACGGATTACCGTTTGCTTCGTGAGTACATGAGGCTTTGTTACCAGTACGGACAACAGGAACACCATCGATCGTCATCCATGCGGAACCTTCAACCATCTTAGGTCCTGCGTGAGAGCCCGTACCGTGACCTGTAACGTCATCCCCTAGCAAGGATATCGGTTTACCGAGAACTGTCCATGTAGGCTTCCCTGGGCCGCTAATAACCCCACCTGCTTGCGATTCGCCTACGAGTGAAATAGGTAGCATCAAGTAGTACCTGCGAATTTAGGTGTTTTGAGGGTAGTGCCACCGGCGTTCATTGTAAGAACGGAACCACCACCATCAATCACGGATTGTACACCGGCTTTCATTTTAATGTTCTTACCAGCATTAACGATGAAATCACGTTCAGCTTTAGCGTTGATGTCCTGAGGTGCATATGCCTTGATGTCCATCTGATCAAGCTTAACGAAAGTTCCCTTAGCGTTCTGCAAGTGGATCAGGTTCAAAGCGCTAGCGAGGAACATGAAGTTACCGATGTCGTCCTTAACAGTGAACGTACCTTCGGCGAAGTCAAAGAACATCTCGTACAGATAAGGCTCGCCATTCGCCTGACAGCTACGGAACGAGAACATCTTACTGTGGGAAGAGAGTGGCACTGATACCGAAGATGATCGTCTCAAGCTTTCTGAGGTTGTCATCCAGACCCATGGTCCGCCAATAGTACTTATCGTGGTCCGCTGTTTGCAGGATCTCCACACGCTCGCCACGACGTACATCCGGTGCAGTCAACCGGTTGGAGCCAGAAGGGAGCCAAGTCGCTGTGATGCTGTTGGAGGAGATCATACCGCCACTCACGGCGTTACCATCGATGTCTTTGGTCTGATAAGTCTCAGCTGTCTCGTTCCCGGTCAATTCACCATCACGCATCGGCAGCCATTCAATAGGGACCACATCAACGGTCTTGCTACCCAGCTCTTTGTTCGTATCGATACGACCAATACCGACCGTCCTGAAAACGGATACCTCCATGCTGAGATCCTCTTAAATCAAATTTAACTAAACGTCTTAATGATACAATAGCACTACTCACGGAGCATCCGCGATGCAGTTCCTGTACATCGAATTAGTAAACTGCAACCGTACCGCACTCAACGGAAAGAAGTCCGTAAAGATCACACCTGAAACTAAAACTCAGATGATCTTGGGTACTAACGGTAGCGGTAAGTCAAGTCTTATCAGCATTGGCTTCTCACCACTCCCTCCTGATCCTGATGATTTCGATAAGGACGGGTACTGGTGCTCGAAGTTTATCCACAAAGGTCACACGTACAAATGCGAGGCATGGTACGGGGATAAGAATTCTTATTCATTCATAGTAGACGGTGGTGAGAACCTTAACAAAGGCAGAACCATCACTGCTCAACTCGAGTTGGTCAAGATTCATATCGGCTACACTCGCGACCTGCATGCGCTTCTGACGGGTGAGGTTAAGTTCACCACAATGAACGCTCTCCAGCGTCAGCAGTGGATCAGCCGCTTCGCTACAGCTGACTTCACGTACGCCTTCGCCAAGTATAAAGAATGGCGCGGGATGTTGAGCAAGGCGAATAACATCGTTGACTGGGTGAGCGATCACTTGGTTGAGGCTAAGTCCCGTTTGATGGACCCTGCCGACGTCGCTGAGATGCGCAAGAAGGCTGATGAGCTACACGAGACTCTTGACACGTTGATGCGTGAACCTAAGTCCGGTATTGGCGCTATGAATGAGTTCGAGCTTCAAGACCTCATCCGTAGAACCGATCAAGAGATCTGCAACCTGTTGATGGAAGAGTATCCTGAGATTGCCAACATGCGCAGTCAAGCGGATATGGATTTCACACTGGCTGAGGTCGACATGATCTTCAACCAGTACACCGGTGAGATGAAGGTTCACGGCGAGCGTTTGTCTGAGCTGGAAACTCTGAAAGTTAAAGCTCAGCAGATGTTGAAGGTAGATCCTAACATCTTGCAGGCCGAGATCGAACAGCTTCGCAAAGACCTCAACTCTTTGCCAGCTTTGGTTACCGGTATTCACGAGAGCTTGCTGATTCCAGCCGCTGATGCGATTACCGATCTTCGGATGGGTACAGCTGGACTTCCTCCTGAGCGTAAGACTCTGGGTGATGTGATGGCCATCTCCGAAGTCATCATGTTTAAGCGCATGAAGGCTAACCAGTTCGGCGGTGCGATAGATGACATCCAACGTCAGATCGAACACATCCACAAATGTGAATCGGTTATCTGCCCAAGCTGCACTCATTCGTTTAAGCCGGGTGTTGAACCAGGTACGCTTGAGGAGTTGGAGACACGCCTGAATAAAGGCGAGGCACTGACTAAGGGTCTTGACGTTGAGTTGGAAGAGTTGTCGGGCAAACTTGAAGAAGTCCAAGAGGTCGCCAATTCTTACGAACATATGGAAGATCTCAGGAAGAAGTATCAGGGTCGTTATCCGGGCTTGTTCTCGTACCTCGATCAGAAGGGCTGGACTTCGATCGGTCGTGGTCTCTCAGCGGCGTATGCTGCGTATGAGCGTGATGTTCACAACTCAGGTCTTCGTAAGAAAGCGCAGGAACGTCTTGACATCGTAATGGATGCCATCAGTCGGTTCAACCAAGAAGGCGGTGAGATGTCCGCAGTCATGGAGAACTACTACAAGGCTAAGGCCGCGTACGAAGCTGCATTCGCTAACGTGAGTATGGCTCGTGATGACAAAGCGAACGTGATGCGCCTGAGTAAGGCGATGCAGGACTACGAACGCCGGTACAATCACGCTGAAGAGCTGTACGAGACACTTCGCGTTGAACTGATTCGTTACTGCAACAACCAAGGCGATCTTCTGATTGAAGATCTCATCAAGAAGACCAAGACGTCTATCGGTATTCATGAGAACGCTTTGGCTGAACAGGATGCTCACGAGACTCTGGTAAAGGATCTCGAGAATCAACTTGTAGCAGCGGCTACTCAGCAAGCAGCGATGAAGAAGCTCGTGGACGCCATGTGTCCTAAGAAAGGTCTGCTGGCGGAACAGATCACTCACCAGATGCTCACGGTGATCAACGTCGTCAACAAGATCATTCAGCGAGTGTGGGAATACCCGCTCACCGTTTCACCGAGTAATGTCGATGAAGAGAAGGGGATTGATTACAAGTTCCCGCTCAGAGTCGATAAGGTTCCTCGCAGCGACGTTAGTAAAGGTAATGGTTCGTCCAAGGATATTGTCGATCAGGCTTTCAGGCTGGCAGGTTACGCTTGCATGAACTTGACCGACTACCCACTATACTTGGATGAGTTGGGTTCTTCCTTCGATGAAACCCACCAGTACAAGTTGCTTCCGTTGATTAAGGAATTGGCTGACGATCCACGGTTCTCCCAGATTCTGATTATTAGCCATGCTTTGATCGGTCAGACGGCGTTCCCTAGTTCGCAGACGATTATCCTCGATGACCGTAACATCAACTACCCTCACACTTACAACGAACATGTGGAGTTTGCCTAATGGTACTCGGTATCTTCTTTCTGATCGTCTTCCTTATCATCGCTTCGATCATCTGGCGTATGGAGCGTGGGCAGAAGTTCCTGCACAAATTGTGTGCGTCGGTGGGATGTAGTTTTGTCATCACCGCGCTCATTGTGTTTGGTGCAGCAAAAGAACTGGCGTCACTGAAGTTCCTCTTCAGTTGACCCAACACGGAGGAATTAATCATGGACAACAATCCAGAAGGTTACGTCGGCGAAGCGTTGGTAACGGGTTTCGGTATTAACGAAATCCATATTCGTCTCAGTTACGGTAGGATGCGCTTGCGGATTCCTTACAAGACTGAAGAAGCGTTGTGGGAGAAGTATCAAGTGGATGATGTAGTTCACGTCTATCTTACCGCCGGTGATGGATGTGCAGAACTCCGCTTGAAGACCCCACCGCCTCCGGCTGCATTTCCTTCAGAGATGTAAACAGCATAAAGCCCGGCCTTGAGCCGGGCTTTATGTTTGTCATCAGCCGCCTGGAGCAGAACCTTCCAGTTCTGCAATGCGATCGTTGAGCTTCTCGATGGTTTCGATAAATGTTGCTTGGGCCGTTTTATAAGCCTCTATCTGAGCCAGCAATACGAGGTTCTCAGCGTAAGGGGTGGTACGGATAGTGATGGCAGCAGAACGTGCCGCGGCGTCAGCTACAGCTTGTTCCTGAGTCACCGCATCGGTAGTTGGGATCGTGGCAACCGACACCGTGCTCTCAACGCCGATATAATCCGACACCGCTTGCTTTACAGATTGCGTCAAACGAGTGAGATCGTAGCTATCCGGCAAGATGCCGAGATCAACAGTCGCTACCATCCAACTGTGAGGAACAACGCCTATGTTCGGATACGACTCGATATACGTATCCGGAACGTAGATTGCTTTCTCACTGTCAGACATCAGTGTGATGATTGCAGCGCCTGCGGCGACGTCAGCCTGATAGTCAGCCTCAACTAAGCTAACAGGCGTGTACACCAGTGCTAGAGGATCTACACCGCGAGTGATGAGGTCCTCGAAAGAACGCTCACCGGTAACGCGGTAGACAACCGTTGCTTTGGCATTGAAGGGTGCCCGTAAAACGAACAGACCCCTCGAACCCAATGGCGGAGTGATTCTAGCCATACGTCAATACCTCATGGAGTGACTGGAATAGTCGCTTGAGCGATATCGACGCTGTACTTGGTAACTACCAGATACAGGAACTTGTTGAAGCTCTTGGCGATGTAAACCACGTCATCGCGAATCAGACGGTTGAAGCCGGTAGGAACGCCAGAGTCACGCGTCATCTCTTCAGCGTGCATCAGCATCTCAGCGAGTATCAGGCAGAACTGGCGAGTTTCCTCTTTCATCTGCATGAAATCTACGTGAGTAGTCGGCACGTTGATGTAGTCAGGGTAACGCTCGATGAACTGATCGATACCGTCACGGTTCTCAGGTCCACCAACAACAGCCAGCATTACGGAACGGAACTGCGAAGGGACGATGTTCAACACCTTATCGATGTGAGCATCGGTGTACTTAACACCCTTACAGGTCTTGTGGCAGATTTGCATCGACTGCTGTACGCCAGCGATGCCGGCCCAGATGCCGGTTTGACGAACTTCCTGTGGTACAGCCCAGTTCATGTAGAGCGGAGTCGCGATGAACTCAGTCGACGTAAAAAGGTCAGGGAAGATCGTTGCCCAATCGTCACGATCATGTTCGCTGTTATCGAGGATATAATCCCGGATAGCTTCTTTGACGGCATCGAGGTTGTCGCCAGCCGGACCGTAGATCACAGTCACCCAGTTGGTGTCGATGGTCTTGGTCTTGTCGGTTGGGTCAGTCCAGGCAAACACATCGTTTCGCATTACTGTTTCAGGGAAGACGCCCTTAGCGATGTTCATGCGGTTAAAGATGTCGGACTGCTGGATCGCCTGAACCATTTCCAGTACGGTGTCGTAGTCGTCGAAGAACGAATCGAGTGCCACGACCGGAGGAACCGGCAGGATGGTGAACTCGTCGTACTGGTTGTAGAACGAATCATCAGCGAACCAAATCCGCCAGCTTGTAGTAGCCGACTGATTCAATGGTGCGATGTTGATGTATTCAGGGCAGAAGTAGTTATCGAATGCCGTTTGGATGCCGGAGTCGATCAGATCGAACTGAGTACCGAAGTGCTGAATGAAGGCTTGAGTGAAGCTATCCTTCTCTTCAGTGAAGGTCCCAAGCTTGGCCTGAGTGTAGATCCAGTTGATCGCAGTCAAGCACGAGAAGGCGATCTCATCCGACACTACGGTCGGTACATCGTTGACTTTGTAAGAGAACCCTACGAGGGTCTCGGCACCAAAGTCGGAGAAGGAATGCCACGTCTTTTCACGGGCAGCTGTTTTGGATCTGTCAGCCAGCTCGCCAATCGGTGAGACCACGCCAAGCGTGTTGTCCACCAACGATCCGATCTGGGCAAACGCCTTGAAAATATTCACTGTTAATACCTCGGTTTGCGAGCGGCGAAAGGTATGACCGTAAGTGATGTAAAAACTTACACCATGTAGCCTGGAACTATATTATTTTTCAAGAACTTTAGGGGACTATCGTAGTGGCACTCTCGACCCTGCTACTTTTACTAAAGTCCTTATTTCCTTTTCTGAAAGAAATTCTTCTGCGAGATAAGACTTTAAAAGCATTCGTCGGCGATAACAAGACGGCTACCTTCTTGTTGTCTATCTTAGTCCTGGTGTTCATCCTGTTCCTCGCCGTCGTCGATGTCTTATCCGTAAAGAATAAAGAACTCGAAGCGATGAAAGAGTCGGGTGCTTTCACCACACCACATCTGGAAGATGCGAATAAACGGATCAAGGAGCTTGAAGATCAACTTAAACTCTGCCGACCGGTGCAACCTGATGTTAGTCAGGGGAATCACCATCCAACCACCAACGTAGCGAGCGAAGGCAAGAAAGGTAAGTCCCTAAAGGACTACGCCTCGTCGCGTCTGAAGAGTCTCGATGATAACGGTAAATAACCATGTTGAACTTACGTCTAAATATGCGTCTGATGTTGCAACTTCCATTGCTTCTCTTGGGATCATGCACGCCGGTGATTCCAAGTACATCGATCGTCATTTATACGGTTGAGAGCCCTGCGCCTCAAGTGCAGCACAAGAAATCTCAGCCGGTGCAAAAGAAGCAAGCGCGTAAAGTCACCGATAATGCTGAGAAGTGCGAACGCATGGAGCTGGCTGTTATCGAGACATACAAGATCCCTGACCTACCGGATCTCACTAATCTCTCTCCAGACGACGACCCAGCCGTAGTGGACGCGCTGTATGAACACATCAAGCTGTTGCGAAGTGAGCTCAAGCGTGTGATGGCAGATTACAAATGTACGGTAAGTGGTACTCCGTGAGTGGTTGATTCAAAAGATACAAAACTGACCAATACTCTAGGCGTACCTCTTAAGGAATTCAAGAATGGCTGATACACCAGTAGCAACTGGAGCGGTCCTTTATACGGACGGCGGTTTCTTAGCCGATAAACGTATCGGCGGATGGGGTGTTCACGGTTACACTTTCATCGATGAAGCTCCAAAGAAAGGCACGGGTAACCCGAAAGCCGTGCCTTCTGATAAAGGCTATCTCGGTGACAACATCGTGGGCAACAAGGTCACTCCGATCGAGTACATCGATCTGATTGGTGGCCGCAGGGATTACGGGAGCAACAACGAGGTCGAACTCGAAGCAATGTATCGTGCATTGCTGTGGCTTCAAGAAAACCCTGAGATCATCAAAGCGGTATTGCTCAGCGATTCGATGTTCGTGGTGAAGGGTACTGACTTCCTACCGGCATGGGCAGAGGGCGGTAAGTGGCTCAATAAGAAGGGCGGTCCAATTAAGTACCGCCCTCTGTGGGAAAAGTACAAAGAGGTCTGGGATGACCTGAGGTCGAAGATCTCCATTGAGATGAACCACGTCAAGGCTCACAATGGGGAAATGGGCAACACCATCGCTGACTCCCACGCCGGGAGAGGTTTGGTGTTAGGAACGAAGAAGGACGATACGATCATCCGCGATCGTAAAGTCGCTCAAGGGTATTGGGGTAATAAGAACGTCATCCCGCGTATTCTCCAAGCCCCTCGTTGGTATTTCGCAACAAACGATCTCGAGTACAAACGAGCAGACGGCACAACTGTCTACTACGTTGGTTCGCACGGCACGAAAGATAAGGAAGACGAACTGTACGGCAAACCGTACGCTGACAACTTCCTTGGCGTGGTACGGGTCAAAGAGCCCGATCCAGTAATGGAAACCTTGCGTCTCACAGCTATCGCAAAAGATGCCAAGCAGTACGGCGCTATTGTGATTGCGCACTTGGATGCAATCTTCTCTCCCAAGACGTACAAAGAGCTTTCTGACTACAACACCACCTTCCTGTATCCGTCCAAGAAAGGCGTCGACTTGCTCGATTCCAAGGACGTTCCAGTACTGGTGGAGATGCGGCCAGCAGGCTTAGGTTTCAGGGGTGTGCAGTCTTGGGACGGCATGAGTAGGGTTCTAGATGGAGTCCTTGAAGGTGATGATTACTACGTCCTCACCGACATTACGGACTTACTCTATGAGGAGAAGGGCGATAAGAAAGTCGTCCGGAAACTCAAGCCGAGTATTTCCCAAATTGTCAAATACCTCGATGTAGGGGTGACATTCAACTTGGAGAAAGCTAAGGATGAACCCAAACCGTTCATCGGTAAAGTGCGTTTGGTCTTGGGTGGCGATATACTGACACGGAACCAGTTGGCGGCTCTGGCAGAGGACGTTAAGTCCGTTAAAGTAGTGTGCTGGAGGGAATCTGATAACGTAGGACGTTACGCTACCATGGTAGAGCTGTTGTCTGGTGATGTCGGCATTTGGGCACGGACAGCATCAAACATCTACTATCACACGATCAAGCAGAAGACTAACTGATCGTAGAGGTCTCACTAATGAACGTCGACAGACTGGCATCGGGTAATTATCCGGTAGTTGTACAACATCATCCAGTCAATGATGGTGAACTAAGTCCGAAGCACAGCATAAAACGATTTATCTTCGTTACATCGCTGTGGTGCTGGATGAATCATATCGACAAACCCACCGCTTGTGCGATGGAGGAGTTAAATGATCGGTTCAAGTTAGTTATGAGGTCGAAAGCGTTATTGTTCCCTGCGGCCATGAGCAAGATGGTCTGGGGTAAGATCGACCTCGCGACCATTCATACTCGCTACAGACAACGGAAGATTCGGATCGAAGATGCAGTTACCGAGCTGATGCGTTGCGCGCCCTCTTGGGTACGCTACGACAGTGACGAGTTGCTCCTTCGGGACGTTGAGGCGATCTTCCGTAGCGTCAAAACGGTGTGAGCAGCATACACTCCCCAGCAGACAACTGCTGGGGAGTGTATATGCCCTTATGACTTCAATGCGACGACAATATCGTCACGAGCATTCGTCATGGCGCTGGTGAACTGTTCGGTCATATCGACCAATACAGCACCTGCGGTAACGGTAATGCCGACCTTGTAGAACAGGTCAGAAAGCTGGGAGGTGACGAGACCAGACATCTCATCGCCATCTTTACCGTCCAGCTCTTTACGCAGTTCCGTAACCAGAACAACCAGACGGTTGATCAGCTTCTGGATATTGACGAAGTCTACCGCACCGACGTCAGCATTCAGTTTGTTGATCAGGATGAACGCTTCTTCGATATCAGCATTACGCTCGACTACTTTGCCGAGTGTAGTCTGGTTACGACCGCCGTTCTGGAAGAAGCCTTTGATCTTGTCAAAGTCTTCCTGAGGAATCAATGCGAGGTTCTTCGCCAGATCCCTGATACCCGATTGTGCCTTGAGGCGATCAGGTTCATTGAGAGCGACCGCCAGCTTGGTGTTGACCGCCTTGAGAGTGATCTCAGTGGTTTCAACAGCTGGGAGGATGGTCTCGATCAGGAAGCGCAGGAAAGGCACCCACTGACCGCTGAAGCCCGGTGGAACGGCAACGTAGATACCGCGGGTCTTCTGGTAGTCTTTACCAACCAGAACTTCCTTCAGTTCTTCGGTGTCGATCTTCTGCTTGACGTAGTTGCCAAGCTTCAGGCCGTTGCAGTACGTGGTGAAGTTTTCGATGTAGCTCTTGAAGGTGGTCGCAAGACCGGACAGGAAGGCCAGAGCTTTCGACTCAGTGGACAGCATGCTGCCTTCTTCGATCAAGCTTGGAAGGGTGCTAGCAGATTCCGACGTATAGTCAGCCAGCGTCTTGTTAACTTTCGACATGAGCAGATGCTCCCTCAGAGTGCAAAATTAGGTAAACCCATAGCAGAGTCTATTTATTTACGCAACGTGTGTATGTTGTGTGAAATTATCAACGGAGCAGGACATGTCTTACGCATCTCTCTGGAAACCCGCGCCAGCGTTCTACCCAATGCCAAACACCGGCACTGTCCTTGACATCTCGTCGGGTAGCTGGGTAAAGGGACACAAAGGACAAATGATCTTGAACGGCGGCTTCGCCCTGTTCTGGTCTATTGCTGCATTGCCAAACATGGGTAAGTCCACCATCGCAGCCGGTTGCTGCGGTGCGGTACTGCGCGCTTTCCCTGATGCTGCACTTCACGTACATGATACTGAAACCACCATGGTGGCCGAACGTGTCGAACGTCTTACCCGTTTGGGTATGGGTGCTCCATCGAAGTACAACCGTGTTCCTGAATGTCTGATGTCTGAAGGCCGGATGTTCTTCACCAACTCCGTTGACTACGATGGTACTCAATGGTTCGAGCTGGTCAAGAAATTCGCCAAGCAGCGCTTCAAAGAAGAGAAGCGTATTCAGCTTGAGATCCTGAACCCTCAGGACGGTAAGCCGTACGAGTACTTCAACCCGGTCATCGAATTCTGCGACTCCTTCTCTGGCCTGAAAGCCGAGAACGCCGTAGCGATGTTGGCTGAGAACGAAGTCGGCACCAAAGACATGAACATGTTGGCGATGCGTGTCAACAGTGGTAAGAGTCAGATCGTCGATCAGATCAACGACCTTGCTGCGCGTCATGCGATCTACTTCCTCGGCACGGCGCACGTCGGTGCATCGTACCAACTTGACCCACGCTCCCCTACTATCAAGACGTTGAAGTGGCTGAAGGGCGATATCAAGCTCAAGCGTGTGCCTGAGAACTTCTCGTTCCAGACCGGCAACTGCTACATCATCACTCACTTCTCGCCGATGTTGAACGGCAGTGGTAAGGATGCGATGCCAGAGTACCCGTACGAGCCGGGTGACGAGGATAAGCAGACCGACCTGATCGAGATCAAGGTTACCAACCAGCGTGGCAAGTTCGGCATCTCAGGCGTTCCTATCCCTCTGGTTATTTCTCAGAAGGACGGCTTCCTGCCATACATGTCTAACTTCGTCTTCCTGAAAGAAGAAGGCGGTAAGTTTGGTTTCGAAGGTAACGACCGCAACTACGCGCTGTCGCTCTGCCCTGACATCAAACTGCAACGGACCAACGTTCGTCAGAAGTTCCGCGAGAACCCACGCCTGCAACACGCGGCTTACATTCTCGTAACCCTGTACTGGATGTTCACGTACTGGACTGAGTTCGATGACGGCCTACGCTGCACTCCGGCGCAGTTGTATGAAGAAATCAAGGCCATGGGGTACGATTGGGATGCGCTGCTGGATTCTCGCTATTGGTTCATGCCAATCGAAGCCGGTAAGGACATTCCGTTCACATCCGCTATGGACCTCCTTCGTATCCGGGCCGGTCGGTATCACCCTTACTGGTATCCAAAATCACGTAAAGAAATGGGACTCCCAGAGCCAGTTGACATTGCCGTAGTCGCTGAGTGTGTGGTTCCAAAGGAATCAACAGGAAAATAACATCATGGCCAATTCACTGGTTACGAAGGTCAGCGACCTGCTGTCTAATCAGAACGCGAAACTCGCGGCTAACTTTAATGCCACGTTCCATGTGAACGCGGAGACAGAAGAAGACGAACTCCGGGCACTCAACAAATACTTCCGTCACGAGTTGAGCAAGATCCGGATCTCTACACTGGACGAGTGTGAGTGTCTGCGAAACGATATCGCGCCAGTGTATTGGCTGAAGTATTTCGAGACTCACGTCCTGCCGACTCTGGTGCGTTTCAATCTTCCCGAGGGCTAATTCCACATGAACGCTAAACGTAAGAAAGTCACGGAAAAGATGTTGGAGCGAATCGCGTCCATCATTCCCGGCGACGATACGAACGTGAAGATCTTCAGGGAAAAACTCGAGGCAATGAATGATGACGAGTTTGAATCTTACTTGCGTAAGCTCAAGCCCGTCAAAACTCAGGAAGACATCGCTAACCGCGAGTGGATTCCATTCTACGTTCCTAACCTCTCAGGTAAGCGGGTAAGTATTGCCCGCAACTACCAGATTGCGAAAGGCATGGGACGTAGCTTGGATCACCGTCTGGTAATGACTGACCCTTCAACGGGTTTGCAGTACGTCACTCCGCACGCATATCCGGTTCTCGATCTTCCAGTGCGTCGACAGGCTCAGACGGTCGCTAAGAAGCGATCTATCCCTGAGCATAACCAACGTATCGACGACCTGACCGAACAGCCTACAAGCGAGTCTAAGGGCAGCCGTATCTCCTCTCCTGAGGGTGTGGCGCTCTTGTCTCGTGGTCTTGACAACACGATGCTTGAATTCGTGAAGATCCGTGGTGGTGACACCGCAGGTTATCGCGAGTACAAACGTCTGCTTATCGAGACGGGTGAGGTCAGCTACGCACAGTTGGATGGGTTGGGTATCGCTAAATCTACCAAGACTGCATCGATTATCTTTAATTGCATGCACATTGGTAACAACCTCGATCCAAGTACTAAGGTGCCTGCCGATGCCATGCCCGACACGCTCTGAAATGATGAAGCTGATTACCGATATCGTGTTCAGGTATTGCAGTACGCCTGAACGCATCGGTTCGATGCTGACTCTCGCCACTGCTTCGAAGCTACAGATCAACTTCCGGACTTCCCTGCACTCTAAAACAGGCTGCTTGAAGCTTTGGGATTTCATCGAGGTCCAAACGGACGTCAGTGATCCTGAGTTCATGGAAGTTCTGATGAACATGGTTGGCGAGTTTATGTTCCTTGCCGAGGTGGATGACACCGCCTTCAACACTGAAATCGCCGGTCCTCTGGCCAGAACTCTGGCGTGGGTGAAAGACGCTGCCGGTACGCCTGACTCACTACGTGAGATGGCTGCCAATGTCGAGACGTATCGTGAGATGCTCAACTTCAACAAGTGGGCGGCTTTCGTCTACCTGATGTCGATGACCGATCTGATGCGCGTATTGACAGCGTTAAAGAACGAAGCTGCTAAAGGTTAACTCCGAGGTTCTCAATGAGACAAAGGGCGCTTATCGACATCGATATGATCCTGGATACTCGGTACGGCACACTCAAGCGCATCGACGAAAAACTCGCCGATGCGCTCGTGCTTACCAATCTGTATCGTGACCGGACGGATGATCATTTCGACCTAATTACCAACGGGGCTATTGACCGTGAGCAGTACAAAGCTCTTTATGCTGCTCGCGACACAGAAACCCTGTTCAACTCGAAGATGACAGACTTCGTCTATCATTTCCGAAAAGACATCAATGAGGGGTTGACCCGCATCGATCGTAAGGTAGACATCGAGTCCATCGAGGTGGATATCAACGTCTATCCCTACAATCTGGAAGCCCATGAAGCGGATGTTATCCGTGCATCGATGGAACATTACTTCCAGTGGCCGGCTGTCGTCAACATCGTAAGACTCGCTCCTGAGGATTTGAGTGCACCGTATGTCGACAACAGTTACGAGCTGATGGCGTATTACAACCATGAGGATTGGCTTGGTCCAAACACTCAGAGCGTAATCGACAAACGCATTCCACTGGTGACGCTGATCACGCCTCGAATCTCGACGTCAGGTAATGTGCCAAAGCCAGATCAACAAATCAGAGACCCATTCGCTACACGGTCTGCGTATCTGGTTAAGTTCCTGGCCTTGCACTTCATCCCAACGTCGTGGGCTTGTTACAACCCGTTTATTCTTCAGCAGTTACAAAGTTCGAGATGTTGAGGATGTTCTCACCCTGAGCATCTTCACCTTCGATGAACGATACCGCTGGGAGTGCGTTGACATCCAGTGGCGAACGGGTACGTGGTTTGACTGGGCGGTTATCTGCGTCTTGACCCATCATCTGTTTGAGTTGACGGAAGGTGTCGATAACCAGACGACCGTCAGTCGAATCACTTTCAGCGATGTCGAGTTCACGGGTGGTCAGGGCTGCCTTGTCCATGTCGCGAAGAACGCTGGTCAGGTCTTTGATGTCAGCCGGGATACGGCGTTCTTCGCCGAGTAGGTCATCGACGATCCGATAACGAAGTCCTTGAGTAAACTTGAGGACATCGCTTGGGTCTGTCGATGCCGAGGTTACTGGAACTTTGGCGTGGAGCAGCTCGCCTTCAAGGATCTCTCCATCACTTACAAAATCTTCTTCCATTTCTATCTCCTTTACCCTCTAAGGAGGGGTTATGTTTCTCAAACGATTAAAGACATGGTTGTTAGGCGAGGAGGTGTTACTACCCACACAATGGCCTGAAGATGCGTGGGACCGCATGTTGATGATGGCTCACTACGCACAGGACTTTAAGCTTGGTCCGATCGGTGTCCATCATTACGATATCACCGTTGAGGTAATGTCGACGAATGTGGATGAGCTTTTCGCTCAACTTGAAACATTGATCCACTGCACTGCCAACGAGGAGGACGTTCCTGACGGCTGGAACGACCGTGATCGTACGAAGTGGATCGATCCTTTACCAGATTACTATTTCAGCACTAAGGCCGGCTACAGGCAGCCACAGGACGTTCTGGGTATAGTGATCGAAAAGGTCATGGTCATACATAACCTACTTGAATCACATGAGATAGTAGTTATCCATCCGTACTACAGTTACATGCGGAGAGAGTTCTACTCTGTTGTTTGTGATGTTGTTGAAGTGCTGAACGCCAGTTACGAGTTGCACAAGCTGGCAAAGTAATAACCATCTGTCCTCATTGCCGATCCATCGCTCCCGCGTAAGGTCGGACACGCCCAAAGGATACATTGATGCCAAAGCCTCCGAAGAACTCAACGTTCAGGGAATTGCTACGAGATCCAAACAAGAAGTACGATGAGACTTCTCATGCGTTGGCTAAGCTACTCCGCGATATGCTTGCTAACAGTGGGATCGGTCCCGGTGAATGGGACAAGCTCATCGAGCGTTACTATAAAAAGATGTACACGAATCGTAAGGGTGAGATCGATCTGATCAAGGTTAACCAAGAGAAGTCTAACCTCACCCGTGCTCTGGCTAAGGACAAGGTGCCTTGGTATCGACTCGATACAGCGATCCAGATTCTTGGATCGGCGAGCTACACAATCTCGATCGAGCGAGAAGATGCACGAGGCGTGAAGTTCACCAGTAAGCTGAAGATCAAGAACCGGTATGTAATCATGCCTGAGATGAATGAGGGGGAAGATGACGGCATTGACGTACTCACCTCCGACAATCAGAAGGGCGATGATAGCGATGAAGACTAAAGTTCCTGATCCCATGCTGGATGGTGAAGATCACATCAACGTCTGGACCAAGGCCAAGACGCGCTTAGGGCGACTCCTGACCAATCCAGCGGACGTTGCAGTAACCCATCCTACGTACGGTCGCTTTCGTACGATGGAAGGGTTACATTTCTATCTGAAGACGGGGATGATTTACGAAGACCTTCGCTCCATGAACGGCTATGAGGCACGTCGTTTTGGAGGCACGTTGAAGACGGTCTGGTTCCCTAACTTCATGGAAGAGATCAAGATTGGCATTCGATGTAAGATTGATCAACATCCTGAGCTGAAAGAACTGATGGAGGAATCCATCTTGCCTTTCGAACATTACTACGTGTACCCGACGAACGTGGTGGTGCCAAAGAGCTCTAAAGCTTTCTGCCAGTTGCTTGAAGAGATACGCGCAGAGATGCGTTAAATAATGGGAGACTTCGGTCTCCCATTATCCCCACTTCTTTTTTTTTGTCTATGGTGTGACAGTTACACTCAGGATGATGACCATGGCCGCTTCATTAGCTAACACGATTTTCCAAGGCAACTCCCGTGACGCGATGGTTGTTTCCGACGCGTACAAGATCTCAAAGAACGAGACTCGCAACAGCATGTACGATTCCGTTAAGGGGATCTACAGTGGTGCAGTCGACGGGCTGTTTGCTAACAAGAGTTCTATCACGACTCTCGCAGGTTTGGTTAAACAAGCCAAAGGCGGGAACATCGATAAGATCGGGATGCTCAACACAGCTCTCGGTGCGATGGGTTCCAGTCTGCCAAGTCTGCTCGGCACTCTAGGTGGTTCTCTCAAGAATGTCTTGGGTGATGCCGCTGGGTCGTTGATCGGTCCAGGTGCTACGAAGGGTATCGAGGTACTCTACAAGAACGCCGGTATGCTTATCGGTGCTGCTGATATCGATAGCACTAGCGATCTGTTGAAGTTCGTGAATGCGATGGCTGGCGATAGTGAGCTGACTCAGTTCATCAACATCGAAGCCGAAAGCGCAATCATCGGTGGTATCGCCAAGAACCTGATGGACTACGGTCTGGACGATCTTGTCGATGAAGCTATCGAGATGGGTCGTACCGAACAGGTCAGACAGAATGCCTTCGCTTACATGTCGGTGGCTGCTGTTAATGGACCTCTGGGTTCTGGTGTCGGTGGTTCTAACCTCGACATGATCAACAAGGTCATCGATAACATCGGGATCACCAAGTTCCTCGAATACAACCCTGATGCCGTGGCCTCCATTATCGCAGGCTACAACTTCGATCCGACTTACACCGTTGCCGATTACCCAGCGCAACGTACGAAACTTCTCGACACACTGGTTCGTATCAATGCTAACTGGGATAAGAAACTTCGTGGTGCTGAATACATTCCGAACTTGGGTCCTTTCCTGAAGCAAAGCGCTTCATCGAAAACTTTGTTCTGCATGTCTCCTCCACTGCGTACTCTCTCACTGGCAGCCACCGGTAAGGCTACCGCTAACGTCGGTACAGTCGTGAAGACACTCTACCCGAATGCTTACATGCCGGGCATCAAGTGACATAAGGCCGGGGTTTCCCCCGGCCTCTATGCTGTTTACGAACGATCCGTCGGATTGGATAGCGCTTTGATGAGATCCCCTGACAGACCAGACATGAGTCCAGATGCCATGCGATAAGGGGAACGCCATTGAGCGGCTTCCGCACGGCTACGCGCCATGTTGAGTTGCCACTTCCGAGTACCGTTGATCTGCACGTCCAAAGGAATGGACGCCATCACCGCCATGAAGTCGGTCCACTTGTTATCTTCACCGTAGGTTGCCTTGGTCAGTGCAGCCGCAGTAGCTTCACCAGCCGATCCGCCCAATGCGCTAGCCACGGCACTAATAGCACCAGTGACGCCACTCACGTTCGGGTTGATAGGAACCGACAGTACGTTGGATAGGTCATCGATAGTAACGTTAACGTCAATACCAAGAACCTTACCGCCCTTAGCGTAACCAACGTCACCCACACCACGTTCGATACTGATCGAGGAGATCAGACCTTCACGGATGATAGTACGACCTTGGTTGTAGACTTCCAACAGGAACGGACCGTCATACGAAGCACGACCAGTTGCACGAGGAAGACCCAACGCCAAGATAGCGCCCAACGGAATGAACAGGTTCTGCAAACGAACCCAGTCATCTGCTGCCCACGATCTCAGGTGGATAGTGAACGTGGTACGGCCAATATCAGCCGAGGACGTTTCATACACCTTTTGAATGTCAGCGAAGGCGTTACCAGCCAGAGCGATGAACCCTTCTACCTGAGCAGCATTCAAGATACCCTTGGCGACGTCTCCGACGATATCCATAACCGCACCGATAGGTCCAGCGATGTTACCATCAGCGATGTTGAATCGCGCCATACGAGCCTTGGATGACATCGCGTTGATTTCGGTCTTGATGGACGGTTCAGTGATGGCGTTGTTGAAGCTATCGGAGTTAGTGCCAGTGTTGTTCACACGGAACGTCACAAAGTCAGCACCCATCCGCGCTTCAGCTTTCGCCTGCTTCGCCATTTTAGTGACGTAGCTTTCTTCACTGGAATCCTCATCCGTCTTCGGTGGTTTGCTTGCATCGTACTCACCACCAAACGCCATGTACGCTTCTTCGTACTCAGCCAGAGAGAAGCCTGGGTCACTGAGTTGAATCGTACCTGTCTCGATGGCTTGACCCATCATCTTCTGGAACTGCTCAGCCCGTTGCGCAGGATCAGCAGTCAGACCAGACATTGCGTTATCCATCATCGCACGATACTGGTTAGCCAGACGCTGTGCTTTGGTAGAGAACGCAAACACATCGATACCACCAGCCGACATTACAATGTCAGGCATGATGCGGTGCATCGAATCGGAGTCAGCCTTATCCGGAACAGCCAGCGGGTCAAAGAACCGTTTCTGTTCATCGTTAACGAAGTGAGGAGACAAACCCAAGTTAACGAACATGCCGTTTACGAAACTACTTACCGCCCACCAGTACGGGTACATGGTTGGTTTCAGATAGTAATACTTCGAACGTGGCATACCGGCAAAGAAGTCAACCATCTGTCCAGCGAGAATGAACGGCTGGAAAGGGATCGTACCGATGAAGCCTGCAACCTCACCTGCTTTAAACCACACAGACGGAGCACGACCTGTACGAGCCATCGAGCCTGCGTACACGTTGTAGAAGTTACCGAAGAAGTTCGTCATCGAGTTGAACTTCGGAACACCTGCCCGAATGTGGATCTGTTGAGAGTTGTCGTCAAGCACCTCACTCCACCAACGACCTACGCCGTAAGATTTGGAGTAAAGGGATTTGTGCTTCAAGTCACAGTTGCCTGTAAACTGAGGCAGAGGGTTTACTTGGAAATGTCCTCCCATCGAGGTGTCGATGAACTTGCGAGAAGAAGTGGTGTAGTAACGTCTGGTGTTGTTCGTGGCATCGGACAAAGCGCTGGCAGGAGCCAGGAACGCATTACCCGCCCACGTTCTATCGAGGATATATTTCCGAGCCATAGATACATCCTGTTGGGAAAGAAGCCGGGTGAGTTTCCCCACCCGGCATTGTTACGTCACAGCGTTAGCACGCGTGTTGTCCAGAGGAGTCCGGCGCGCTGGTTCTGCTTTCGGTGGAGTTGGAGCGCCAGCTTGAGGAGTCCCACCACCAAGGTTATCCAATTTAGCCAAGATACCGTGAAGTGTGGTGTTAGAGTCCTGGTTGACTTCCAGCAGTTTCTGCATCACACCGCTGAGGTCAACGTTAGCTGCTTCCTGCGTCTTCATTGCAGATTGTTGCGACGCAGTGGCTGCCGCTGCCGAAGCAGACGGCTGAGGGATCATTGGGGATGGCGTGGTTACAGCAGGAGCGCCTGTACCTGCACCATTACCACCTTTGATCTCAGCGATAGCTTCTGCCGATGTGCTACCAGTAGCAATAGCGCTAGGAGCCGCGCCACTACCAGCCGCTGAAGAGGATGCTGCTGCTGCTGCATTAGCACTTGCGGTAAGACCACCCGCTGCGGCGACAGCACCACCTACCGAAGTAGGACCTTCAGCTTCCTTAGGTTCATTGGCTCCAGCTGCACCACCGGTGCCTGGCGTGGCCGTTGCAGCCGTTGCAGTAGCAGCCATGTCAGCCGCACCAACGTCCTTAGCGATACCCGATTGAGTAGTTGTAGACGACTGCCCGGCTTTCTTACGACCGATATCTACACGACGATCCAGTTCAGCAATCGTTTCACCAACCGTACGCATCCGCCCGCCTTTATCACGGAATACCGATGCGTTATTCTTGATAGCAGCCGCACTGGCGTGCTGGTCAGCAGAAGCATCACGAGGAGCGGAGAGGAACCTACGTGCCCCGCCAAGACCCAAGAAGTGAGCTGCATACAGATCGACGTCAGTTACTTTACCGCCAAGAGTTTTGCTAAGGCCGTTGTAGTTCTCTTTCAGGTAACACATACCCAAGATGGCGTTAGCCCGAGGATCTGTGATCGGCGTATTGGGAGCGATCCCATATGTCGCGCCGTACTTGGTCATCATATCGCCCCAAGTACCTTTAACGAACTGATACAACCCATGCGCAATACCGCTAGACGCATTCGGATCGAATCCGGACTCAACACCAGCTACAGCCGCAGCGATCTTAGGATCGAAACCAACCATCTCAGCCGCAGCTGTAATGATCGGACCCATCGCAGCCCAACCTTTACCACTACCATTAGGGAGCTTGTTGATATCCCCGCCAGTACCACCACCTGGATGCACGACCTCAGCACCGTACTTGCCAGACATCAGCAATGCACCAGTACCTTGGCCAGCCGGAGCTTGACCCGCTACACCACCAGCGACTTGTTGGCCACTGAACACCTTACCCATGTTCGACAGAGTAGGACCGGTTACCCCGATGTTTCCACGGTTGCCGTTAGCCGAGGTGTTACCCATGGCAATGTTGCTCAGCTTAGTGCCGTAGTCCTGACCCGATGTACGCTTCTGAGTTTCCATCCCGTCTACGTTAAGGACCTTGCTCTTATCACCAGTATCAATGCCGTCAAGATATAACGTCACTGACCCAGGAAGAGTTTCCAACTCATAACCAACCCAAGGGCTGTTAGTGATGGACCACACACTCACCGAAGACATCATGGTGGCTGTAGTAGTCTGGACGGTCTCTTGTAGAACCTCCTTCATCAACACACCCGTAAGGTTACGGGATGCATCTTTCGCAGCGCCATTGAAACGACGACGAGACGAGATGCAGTATTGGAGGAAGGTTGGGATGAAACGGTAGTTCAGCCATCGCGTAGCATCTTCGTAGGCTTGACCATCAGCAGGCTTGAAGATAACCATGGCCTTTTGAGCCAACTCTTCTTGATTGCCGCCAATCATCGCTTTGTCAGTGCCTGAATACTGCACTGCTTCCCAGTAGATGTCTTCCAACGCTTGGAGCTGCTGAGCTTTATCCAGCGACATCTCTTTCAAACCGTACGTCTTGAAACGCACTGCTGTTGGGATATCGAGGTTCTTCTTCGCAGCGCTGGCAACGCGGTTACCCACTTGAGCAGCTGCACCGAAACCACCTACAACACCAGGAGCGATAGTCAACCCCTTAGCGATGTCGTTTGGAGCCTGACCGTTAGCAGCCACACCCAACGTGGTATTCTTAGCAACCTGAGCGGCTGCACCTGTAGCGATACCACCTGCTACGGCAGCGGCTTTATTCTCAGCCTTCTGCTCCTTACGATCACGAACCATTTTGATCGCATCTTCAACATCATCCGCATCGCAATCGAGATCGCTATCGAATGGAGAAGTATCAGTATCGTCGTAAACCTTCTGCATGTTAGCAAGGTCAACGATCTGAAGGAATGCAGAGAGGTCACCGTTACCGATACCTTCATCGGCACTCACCAGATCCGTAGTACCACGGATAGACTGCATGGCAGTACAGTGAGCCAAGAATACTGGACGGAAGCGAGTAGCGATCCAAGACAACAGGTTGTGCTGTTCTTCAGGACCTTTGGTTGGGAAGAGTTTCAAGAATGCATCGGCGTCAATGGCTTTAGGGTCCATCGAAGCCTTACCATCACGAGTGACAGTTACAGCACCTTTACATAGGCTCTCAAGAGCAAGCACCTGTTTCACTCGATCCTCATCGGTAGGAGCCACCCCGTACTGCGTCATCCGAAGATAGAGCAGAGGGAACTTCTTCGCCTGAGACGATTTGTAGTAGCGATACCCTAGATAAGCAATACCACCAACTGCAACCGCACCAAGGATCAATGGCATCCCGAGAACACCAACCACAGCACTACCAGCAGTAGCCAAGGCTCCACCGACAGCAGTAGCACCGGTCATCAGCGCACCACCTACTGCGGAAGCACCAGCTCCGATCGTAGCCATACCCGGCATCATTCCAGCAGCGGCAATAGCGCCACGACCGAGCCAACCAGCTGCGCGACCCATCGCACCAACACCTGGGACTTTATTCAGACCCCGACCGACTTTACTGGCGGCGTTACCGATCTTCCCACGGACTCCACGGCCAGACCTGAATCCTTTCTTAGGCCGACCCTTCTTCCCACGTTTACCATCGCCGCCATCACCACCACCCAGATCAGAAAGATCTGCGGCATCTTCCAGCAAGCTTGACTCGCCGGCTTCTTCAGTGACTTCAGCAAGGTTATCGAACTTCTTGTCCATGTCCTTGTTCATGGTTTTGATGGCATCTACGATAGCTTCGCTACCAGCACCACCCTTACCGGCCATCTTGCTTTCTTTCTCTTCCTTCCTACGCTTCAGGATGTCAGCCCACGAGTTGTCCCGGTCACCGTCACCATCAACGTCACCGTGAACACCTTCAGGATCAAGCTTCTTCTTCAGGAGGTTGAAGATCTGGCCTTGTACTTTCAGTTGTTCAACACCGATCTCGATAGAGGCAGCAGCCATCTCCTCATCGAGCATCCCGATACCGCCGTTCTTACCGAACCGCCCAGCCACGAACTTGTAAGCACCACCAACGACTTTGCCAATTCCTTTAGCAACGCCTTTGTACATCTTGATAGCAAACTTACCGTACGCCAATGCAGCCTTAGCTGCGAGCTGTGCAGCTTTCACACCGACTTGAGCAAAGCCCTTACCGATGGTGAACAGTAGCGAACCATTACGAGTATAGAACGACTTGTACTTATCGATCTCTTCCTGAGAAACGATTTCGTTCATCTCGCCCTTCTCGGACATCTCAAAGACTGGGCCTTTGATTTCCTTGAGGGACATGATTGGGGAACCGTCAGCGTTACGGTACTTACCCTTCTTCATGAGGTTCGAGCGGATACGTGGTTCGGTGTCGCCTGGGAAGTAAGCATCGAACTGAGTGAATTGGTTGACGGCGAAGTTACTCGCCATCTTGATACCTTTCCACATCAAGCCGTACGTACCACCGATGTAAGCAGCGCCAAGTTTAGCAGCGATACCACCGGCCTTAGCTCCCAGCTTCAAACCGTAACTAGCGAGGGATTCACCTTTACCGTTGTAGAGCCCTTTTTCGAACTCTTCATTGGTAATGATTACGTTCCCTTCCCGGTCTTTAACTTCACCGGTAATGTCCTTGATGGACATGATGGTCTTCTGAGTCGCAACGTCGAAGTACCACCCCTTCTTAATGCCTTTCGCCAGCAGCGATGGTTCTTCATCACCCATGACGTGAACGTCAGATACACCAAGACCGCTGATGCCTTTGAACGGAAGCTTAGCTGCACCAAAGCCAGCCTTCGCACCGAACTTACCAACCTTCCACATCGCGCCGTAAGTACCCTTGATGTAACCGAGGATACCTTTACCAGCGACGGCTGTAGCCTTAGCGCCATGAGCTGCGGCGTTACCGATGGAATAGTCTCTCCACCGACGCTTCTTCGGACCATCAGAAGGACCAGTACCACCATCACCTGGGACTTCAGTGTCGTCACCCATCGCACCGGACGCTTTGTGCGCCAAGTAATCGAGGAAGCCGTTAGCCGCGCCAGCAGCTGCTACTAATGCATCGAGGCGTTTGTGCGTCTCTTCATCAGAAGCTTTGAAGAGTTCTGGGAACTCAACGATTGCCTTGATGGACTCCGGCATTA